CATATCTTTAAAAATTGATCAATTATATGATACAGCGATGACTCCAATACAATTGAGAATGCCAGCTTCTGCTAATATTTTAAGAAATACTCTTCAGTCGCAGATTGCATCTTTAACACCAGTATATAAAGATATTGGTTCAAATTATCCAGCAATAGTAAATATTGAAATTGAAACAGGTTTAATAAATATAGATGGAGATAAAACAAATATAGAAACATATCAATATCAAATTGTATCTTTAATATTATCTCAAACTATTGTTGATATAGGTAATCCTGAATTAAGAAATTATAGAGCTAATGATTATTCATTTATCACACCTATGAATGGTCATTTAATGTCGGACCCATTTGAATTACCAAAAATAAACGACATAAAAAATGAAGATAAATATAAAAGATATATTAAAGTTAAAAAATTATCTACAGAAACTAATTCAACATTAGTAAAAAAAACATTATCACTATATAAAGTTACTGAAATTATTGATACAAATTTAACTTATCCATTTTCAGCGATAGTTGCCACAAAAATAGATTCTAGAACTTTTTCATCAGTTCCGAATAGAATTTATGACTGTAAACTTAAAAAAGTTAAAGTACCTAAAAATTATGAAGCTAGGTATGCTAATGGTAAAGATAAAAGATATTTTAATACTGTATCTGATTTTAATAGTACATCAGCAGCAAATAAAAGGATTTATGTAGGTGATTGGGATGGAACATTCAAAGATAATGTAGAATGGACTGATAATCCAGCATGGATTTTATATGATATATTAACTAGCACTCGTTACGGACTTGGCCAATATTTAGATATTTCTCAAATTGATATTTGGGAATTATATCAAATTGGAAGATTTTGCGATGCAGTTGACGATAATGGATATTTTATTGGCGTTCCTGATGGAGCTGGCGGATTGGAACCAAGATTTTCTTGTAACATTTTATTTCAAGAAGGCATAAAAATTTTTGATGCAATTAATACTATTGCTGCTCTTTTTAGAGGTATGGTTTATCATTACAACTCTGAAATAAATTTTGTAGATGATAGACCAAAACTTATAAAAAGTTTATTTACAAATGCTAATGTAAAAGATGGATTATTTAGTTACAGCAATTATACTAATAACGAACGATATAATTCTATAGAAGTTATTTTTATTGATAGGTTTAATAATTTTGAAACTAAAATAGAATATGTGGAAGATGCGGAAGATATTCTAAAAAGAGGCACTCATAAGAAAACAATAAATGCTCTTGGTGTTTCGTCGAGAGCAATGGCCAGAAGAATCGGTCAACATTTGATTTATCAAACAATTAAAGAGAATGAAAGCGTTTCATTTTCTACTGGAACTGAAGCTCTTTTATGTAGACCAGGAGATTTAATTATTGTAGAAGATGAACTCAGAAGTTTAAAATCTAATTTTGGAAAAATTTTGGATGTTGACGCTTTAAATGGAACTATTAGATTAAATGAAAGCTTTTCTTCTGAAGATTTTAATAATAAACTTACAGTTTATACGCCGACTGGTTTATTAACAATGTCTCAAATAAATGAAGAAAATGCTTTAAATCAAGTAAACCAAAATGAAAACTTATTTAAATCGTCTAAAACTAATCCACCACAAATTACTACCTTTGGAATAACAGGTATAGAAATAAAAGATTATGGTTGTGAAGCTTATGTTTCAGAAAATGATATGAATTATTCACTTCTTAAATTTATACCTCTTGGTTCAACATATCGTTTTCAAAGAAAAAATTCTGATGATCAGTTATATAAAATATTGAAAATTACAGAAGAAAATCCAAATGAATATCTAATTTCTGCAAATAAATATGATACTGGTAAATGGTCGTTAATAGAAAACGGAACCAGCGTTGAATCATCTAATGATACATATAGTTATCAAGTTACTCAAAATATTAATGGAAGAGTTTTAGAAACATTATCTACCCCAGAGATTAAATATCTTTCAACAGGCTTTAATAATAATGGCGAATTAATTATTAGTGGTAGATGGACAAGTAATAATAAAGCCACAGGTTATAATGTGAAATTGGTCTATCCAAATGGTAATTATATACAAGAAAACATATCATCTACTGGATATTCTAATGTCATAAACTCTGTTGGCAATTACGCATTACGTGTAAATGCTAAGGGTAATTCTTCAAGTATTGCATCTAATCCATATGTCTATTACGATTCCCAATACGATTCATCTGGAATATTCGTAATGTTTGATGGGGCTATATCTACAAATTATGATAGATCATTTGTGAAAAGTATAAAAATTCTTTAATATGAAACATTTGCTTAAAAAAATTAATATTGCTGGTGCTGGTAAAAAATCAAAACCAGAAGTTAAACCAGCAGTTTTAACGCCACCAGATATTGGAGAATGGCAAGTATCTGCATCATATAGTTATGCAGAAACATTGGACCTAATAAGTGATGGGCCGATAGCTGGATTAGTAAATAAAAATGGTTTATTATTAAATAAAGATGCTATTTTACAAGGAATATATTTAGATAATACGCCTATAGCAGTAAGCAATGATGATGCAGCAGAATCAAGTTCTCAAGATTCTATAGGAGCTAATTTACAAAATTTAGCTACAATTAGGGCAGATGAAACCACAACTAAACTTAAAAATTTATTTACAGATTTATCAAATAATACAACACCTGGTGTCGTACATCCACTTTCCGCATTAGATTCTTCATACAAAAAAATAGCAGGATGGGACCAAGGGAAATTATACGAAGAAGAGCGGTGGTATAGTTGGCCTTTAGGTGGCGGCACTCGTTATCCTGGTCCAATTTATCGAGAGATTGCAGTCTCCGATAAAACAAATATAAATTCAACAAAATATCATGATCATTTAAAAAGAACATCTGATTCTCGTTTGTTTTATAATTTAAATACTTTATCAAATTGGTATTTTTATGACGCGCCCTTAGGGCGTGGATTATGGAAGACGATTATTGAAGATAATTATACTGAATATTTTAACGAATATATTAAACCTTCCTTTACAGAAATAAGAAATTTATATAATTCTGGTAATGTATATCAAAAAGATTTAATAGATAAAATTTTCAAAAGAAATATTGGAGTTGATTGGATAAATTATACAGATTTGCCAAATCATTGGTTTATTAATAAATGTGGTTTGACTAAATTAAATGATAGCATGTTAGTGTTTTTAAAGGCTCCAAGTGCTACTACTGCTATAAATGTAGATTTAAAATCAACAGCAGTTAATTCAACTAAATTTGTTGAGTTTGTATTTGAAGATTCTTCAAATAAAAGAATAAAAACTAATAATGGAGAAATTACATATTATGATTTTTTTGTACCTATAGTTAATGCTAGTGGAATTTTTACTGGACAAATACAAGGGTTTTATTTAATTTTAATAAAAGGATCTGAAGGTAGACCGCATCAACCTGGGTCATTTACAAGTGACATCGAACCATTTAATAGTAATTTTTCTATTAAAACGAGTTCTATCAATACTTTAAAAGATATATCAACATTAAAATTAAAATATTTAGATGCAAGTGTCACTGCAGCAGCAGATTACGAACAAAAGTATAATTATTCTAATGTTTTGGCTGAAGTGAGGTATGGCAAGGAGTATCAGGAACCTTTTAGATTTTTTAATAAGGTATTAATAGATAAAGTTTATCAATCTTCGTTGATTGGTCCATTTAAATTATTCAATCAGATTCAAAAAGTACCCGATAATAACAACTTATTAAAATATCAAAATAATTTTGGTATACCAACAGCTGAAGGTAGTTTGGATAATAGAGATGGAAAAAGTTTTACGGATTGGAGTACTTTAGATAATAATTATAATGAAATAGCTAATCCAATTACTCATATAATCGAAAACCCAAATGTAACTAGTGTTTATGTCTCTTTTCAAGTTGATAACTTATTTGATACTCTACAAAAACAAAAATTAAATTTTTATGGTACAGATAAACATTTAAATGCTGGGTCAAAATATCCAGCAATATTAAACGTACAAATAGAAACAGGTTTAACTGATGAGAGCGGACAAAATAAATCTCAAATATCAACATATAGATTCCAAATAGTAGCCTTAGTTGAAAGTCCATCGATAATTGATATTGGAAATCCTGAATTAACTCCTTATGTAAGTAATGATTATAAATTTATTCAAGCTTATGATGGTAAGCAGATAAATCAACCATTTATTTTGCCATCCATAGAATCTTCTTCAAATAGCGCTTATGATTTAAGTATAAAAAGAAGATATGTAAAAGTAACAAAATTATCTACAGAAACAAATTCAACGCTAGTACAAAAAAATGTTAAATTAAATAAAATAACTGAAATCATCGATGTAAATTTAACTTATCCATTTTCAGCAATAATTGGTACAAAAATAGATTCTAGAAGTTTTTCCGCTATTCCTAATAGAATTTATGATTGTAAATTAAAGAAGGTCAAAGTGCCAAGTAATTATCATCCAATATATGTAAACGGCAAAGATAAAAGATATTTTAATACAAAATCTGAATATGATACAACGGATTTAGAGTTTAAACAAATTTATATAGGCGATTGGGATGGGACATTTAAAGAAGATTTGGAGTGGACTGATAATCCAGCATGGATTTTATACGATATACTAACAAGTACTCGTTATGGTTTAGGTCAATATTTAGATGTTTCTCAAATTGATATTTGGGAGCTTTATAAAGTTGCAAGATTTTGCGATACAGTTGATGATAATGGATATTTTATTGGCGTTCCTGATGGAGCTGGCGGATTGGAACCAAGATTTTCTTGTAACATTTTATTCCAAGAAGAATCAAAAATTTTTGACACAATCAACACTATTGCCGCTCTTTTTAGAGGTATAGTATATTACTATAACTCTGAGATAAATTTTGTTGATGATAGACCAAGGCTTGCGAGTTCTTTATTTACGAATGCTAACGTTAAAGATGGTTTATTTAGTTATAGTAATTATAGAAGAGATGAACAATATAATTCTATAGAAGTCGTTTATATAGATAGATTTAATGATTTTGAAACCAGAATAGAATATGTAGAAGATGAAGAAGATATTGCAATACGAGGTATTTTCAAAAGAACTATTAATGCTGCTGGCGTTTCCTCAAGAGCGATGGCGAGAAGAATTGGTCAGCATTTGATTTACCAAACGATCAAAGAAAATGAAAGTGTTTCATTTTCTACTGGAACAGAAGCTCTTTTATGTAGGCCAGGTGACTTGATTATTGTAGAAGATGAACTCAGGAGTTTAAAATCTAATTTTGGAAAGATTTTAGATGTCGATACTTCAAGGGGGAGTATAAGATTAAATGAAAGTTTTTCTTCAGAAGACTTTGATAATAAACTTACAGTTTATACACCAACTGGAGATTTGTCCATTAATGATTTGAATTTTGTATCAACAAATAGGGCTGTTACTCAATCTGATTTAAATCAAATACATCCCCCACAAATTACTACTTTTGGAGTAACAGGCATAGAAATAAAAGATTATGGTTGTGAGGCTTATATTTCAAAAAATGATATAAATTATTCACTTCTCAATTTTGTATCTCCTGGTTCGACATATCGTTTTCAAAGAAAAAATGCTGATGATCAATTGTATAAAGTATTGAAAATTATAGAAGATTATCCAAATGAATATACTATTATAGCTAATAAATACAGTACTGGTAAGTGGTCATTAATAGAAAATAATATTAGTATTGAAGTGCCATCAAATACATATAGTTATTTAGTTACTCAAACAATCAATAATAAAACTTTAGAAACATTATCTCCTCCACAAATTAAATATTTTTCAACTGGATTTGATGTTGATGGACAATTGATTGTTAGCGGAAGATGGACAAAAGATATTAAAGCCACAGGTTATAATGTCAAATTGGTCTATCCAAATGGCAATTATTCCGAGATCAATACTTCATCTACTGGATTTTTTGATTATGTTGGGGCTGTGGGCAATTATTCATTACGCGTAAATGCTAAAGGTAATTCTTCAAATGCTGGATCTAATCAATATGTTTATTATGATTCTCAATACGATTCATCTGGAATATTTATAATGTTCGATGGATCTACGTCTGTTAATTATGATAGATCATTTGTGAAAAGTATAAAAATTCTTTAATTTAACTGTATAATATATATATGTCTTTACCTAATATAAAAATTACCTATGAATGGCCAGACGATAAAAATGATTTAGACACTAAAACAACATTTTATTTCAATCAAGATATAATTATCACTGATGAAAATGCTAATGCTTATTTAGATGATGGCAATTATATTTATCAGAGAACTGGAAGTTATAATGGTAGAGCTTTTTATAATAATACTGGTTTGGGTAGTATATATTGGAGTAGTGGAGAATCATTATGGGTTGTTGAAAGAGATCTATATAGTGGGATATCTTCTGAAGATGTTGCATATCCATGGTTTGTAAGTAGTACTGGTTGGAGTGGAGATCTATATATTTATAATCTAAATAGGCAACCCGATCCCAAAAGACAAGAATCTGTAGGTTATAATGTCCCTGGGACATATGGAAATTATAGTGGGGATTATTTATGGCAAATAACTGCAGACAATACATCAAAAGGGCCAGAAATTATTCTTGTTGATATAGATAAAGCTTATAGATCTGGAGTTATATCAGATAAAATATTTATAGATTGCCATGCTGACTGGTTTCCTGGTGGCGGTGGATCTGGTCCAGCATCTTTGGTGATTGATTTTAATAATAAATCTGATTACTATGTCATTAATCCTCAGCCAGCGAGTCAAGGCATAAGCCCCGCAAGTTCTTTAGTCAAAAGAGTAGAGATACCTATATCTCCATTATTATATGAACTAGGTTTATCAGGATCAATTGATTATGACAAATATACTTTAAAACCAATTAATAATTTTGATGCAATACTTGATGTAAATACTGGTGATTTGTCAATTATAAATACTGGCGTAGCGGTTCATACAAAAAAAGATGTTACATTTTCATTGACTCTTTTAGATAGAGATTTGAATCAATTAAACACAACAGAGGATATCATAGAAAACCCTTATGTACAAGGGATTGATGTGGATATTTTAGATGAAAAAGGAAATATTATTTACCAAAATTATATTTCAAATTCATTTCAACAACAATTTACTTTAACAGAAGAAGAAAATATAAATATATTTGGAGAATACAAGCATAATTTTGGTGTTGATATAAAAATAAATAATGAAAACAGCAACATACATAATAATAAAATATTTGTATACGGAAATGAATCTCATATAGATCAAATCTATGTTAGAGATGGCTCTGGCTACTGGTATAATGAAGACCCAATTGGATATCAAAAATATTATCCTTATCATGAAACTGAACAAAATGAATATTTGCAATTTGTTAGTGATAATTTATTATATTTTCCTAATTACGACTTAACTTTAAGTGGTTCTAATTTAACTATTCAAGGTAATCTAACTTTTGGCAGAACAACTCAAGAGTCTTTATTAATTGATTGGGGCGATTCAAATATTGATCTTATTTTTCAACAAAACGATGGTTTTGTTGATGGATATTCTGGTTCTGGGGTTGTGCAGTATAAAACAGATATAAATAACGAATATTTATATAATCTAATGAGTCCAACAGGTATTGATGGAAATTATTATATATTTTCTTCGTCTCATCAATATAGTGGTATAAATGATCATACAAAAAATATTAAATTATACTATAGTGGAATAAGCAGTACTGGTCTAGAATTAATAAAATATCATGAATTTCTTTTGCCGCACAGATTGAGACAGAATGGCATAAAACAGATTGGAGATATAAATACTGGTTATCTTGATTTTGATTTAATTTTTAGAAATGATCCATCATATACATTTTTTAATAGAATTGATATATATGCATCTGATTTGAGTGGAGTGGTTGAAAAAGAAGATAATTTTATTAAAAGCGTACCAATAATATCAAATACAAAAAATTATAATTTTAGATTAGAAAAAATAAAATTACAACCTTATACTGATTATTGGTTTAAACTTGTTCCTTTTAGCGATTTAGGTAAAGGTCATGGCTGGGAGATTGGTCCATATAACATATACCAAACTCCACCAGAAATATCTAAAATATCTACACAATTATTAGAATTAACACTTGGCGATGCTACAACATTAGTTAATTTGGTAACTGGATTAATTGAATCTTCTGGAAATAAAATTATCGATATAATGCCAAAAAATTTATATCATTCTTATGAATATACTACTCAATTTAAAGATGCTTCTGGACAATTTTGTTCATCTAAATTAATGGTAGTAGATAATACAGTAGGTTTGGATTTAAGTAGAACTGGTATATCTTTTTCAGAATATGCTATTAGTGATAATTCATTTATAGATTATTCAATATCTGGTGATGTAGATAATATTTATTTATTAGCTAACACCGATTATCCACCATCATCTTATAAACTTTATAAAACTTCTATTTGATATGCATTAAAATCTGGATTGGAATCTTTTTTGAAATCATTTTTATAAATTGATATAAAAATTTTTTGAGAAGATCCGTCTTTTAATTTTATTTCTATATTTCCAGAAAGATATTGTTTATCTGTTTTTGTTTTTTTAATCCAAAAAGATCCTATTTTTTTAGAATTCCAATCATTACTCTTCTTGTCCATTTAAAAGTCTTTTAGCGTTTTCTAGAAAAATAGGTTTAGCTTTTTCTGATAATTTATTATATTGTTTTTTTAAACGCCTATAAACTCGACGAGATATTTCATCATCATTGGGAAATATTGATCTTATTTTTTTTGCTATTTTATTGTTCATAATTTTGCAATAAATGTTTCTGTATCTTTTACAAAACCCATTTTTTTATAAAAATTTTTAACTTGATCGGAATTTGGGTGTTTACATACCGAGTTCATCATAATATATTTAAA